TTTTTGCTGATACACGCCGTTAATGTACACAAACGTGAAGTTTTCGCCTTGTGACGCATTGGCTAACGTAAACACAGTTTGTGATCCAGTGCCCGTAAAATTATCGACTTGAAACGCAGCAGCGCCAAAACCAGAAATATTATCGTAGGTTGCAATTAAAACTTCAGGTGGAGCTGTGTACAAAGCAAATTTATACGGGGGCGCCAATAACCATATTTCGCCGCCAGGCACGCGCCCTGCGGAGTCTAAAACAATTGGGTTGGTATGCGCCGTGTTACCACTGGAAGACGTGTACGTTACTTTTGGCGTAGTCGTTCCCGCTGCGTAGGTGTACAACTTGCCACCAGACAGAATTACGCCGCTGTTGGTGAAAAACTGGGCCGCTGCGCCGCCCACGGGGGAGAGAAAGACGGCCATTTATGTCACTCCAAAAGAATTAAACCACCGTCTTCTTGGACGAGGTTGTCACCAATTTCAGTTAAAAGATTACCCTGCACAGTTGCATCTGCATATCCCGACAAAAACGAAATAATGCTTCCAAGGCCAATCGAGACCCCGTTGCGAATGGGCATTCCAAAAAAGCTCATTGGATATTAATTGGTTTGCAATAGATTGTGCCGCCAGTAGACACTTGAATTGCACTTACGCGCCACGCACCGCTAACAGCAAACGGCACTTTAAATGGAATTGGTGTAAATGGGGGAATCGGTGTGCTGGCCGTTGTAGCCGTGACGCCTTCGCCAACCAACACATAGCAAGCCTGGTCAGACCAAACTACTACGCCTTGGGCGCCAGCAGGCCATACACCAGTTACACCGGCAGTGCCAGTGTAAGTAATAGACCTAGCGGGGAAATTGGTATCGGCTAACGGGTTTAAAAGTTCCATGATGTGTCCTTATGCCAAAAAGCGGAGTTTGTACAGCGTGCGAAGATAAATCTCAATGATGTTGTCAATGAGCTGCTGCAACGACATGTCAGTCTTGTCGACTATTTCATATCGAGCGTCTTCAATTTCTTTTAGCGAGTCTTCCAAAAACTCAATCACGTTGCTGGTCTTCTTGGCCGAATGCAAAGTAATTGGCCCCATCAAACCATGCCGGCCTTGATAGCTTTCAGCAAAGTCATCAGCGGCGTCAATGATGCGCTCATAAAAGTGCGCCAAAGCCTTGTGTTTGGAATAGCTGCGGGTATTCAAGTGGACGCTGTGCGTCACATCTCGAGCAAGAAACAGCAACCCTACAAAATCGCACGCTTTCATTGTGGCATCCCTTGTTGTTCGGGCATCATCCCCTGTTGAGGCATCATCTCAGGCATCATCTCATTTTGCTCCCGGCCTGGCATCTCGCTCACCAGGTCTCCTGATGTGATCATGCCATGTACCGTGCCCAAGACTATATCTTGAATTTGCTCTGGTGACATGCTGGCCTGCACTTGGGCCAAACGCTTGGTCTCAGCCTCATACGCCTTGACCTGGGCCTCAAAGTCCTTGCGCTCCATGTCTTGCGCTTCAATAGACTTGCCAACATTCTGGATCATCTGGTGCATCTGCTCCATCTCTTGACCCATGGCCTGCATCTGCTGCTGTGCCGCTTGCAATGCCGGGTTGTCCTCGCCGTCTGACAAGAACTTGGGGTCAATGGTCTTGGCAAAGCGCTTGGACATCTCTTGGGCGCCTGGCCAATCCATGTTCTTCACAAACAGGTCACCGGCCACAGCCCACAGTTGAGGGTTTCCTTGCAACAGTTGTGCCATTGCCTCCAATGCCTCTTGACGTTTGGTCGCGTAGCCTGGGCCAGTGATCGCTACCACGTCGTACTTGCCGACGCCTGGGTTGTAGATTTTCTCGATCACAATCCCGCGCTCATCCATGATCTTGTTGACCGGCTGCTGCTGCTCGGGGTTGATCTTGATCATCTTGGTCTCGCCATCTTCACCGATGATGCGAGCAATACGCTGGGTATCGTAAATCTTGGGGATCAAATCCACCAGTTGGCGGGCCACATGCCGCACGCCACGGGCTAGGTTATCCCCGTAATGGTATGTGCCCACATCGCCTTCGCGCTGGCGAGCCAGAATGGCTTTGCCGCTGCGCTCGTTGGAACCCATGCCCAAACTGGCGTTGTACTGCCCTGTGGTGCTCTTGATGTCTTCAGACGCGCCTGCCTTTGCTTGCAGGAGACCGCTGGAGGCCATTGGAGGCTGTGCCCGCTGGGGTAGTGGCAGCATGCCGCCTTGGCCGTCTGTAACGTCTGGATTGACTTCCAAATACGGCCAGTTCTGCGTGTTGGCGGTTTTCCAGTTTGTTTCATACCCTTCAAACTGGCCGCCGTAGCCGATAAACGGGGCTTTGGGCGCTAGGGCCAGCATCTCAGCCTCTTGACTCACCCAGTAGTTGTACATGCGCTGGGCATCTTTGGCGTTGCGCACTAAGCCCGACACGTACAAACGGCCGTCAACCTCAAATTCATTGCCCACGATGCGGATCACAGGGATGTACTTGCCCGCCCACTCGCGCTCTTCAAGGATTTCGTACCCGTTGATCTTGCAGTATTTGACCTTTGCCCGGTCAGCCTCGCGGGACTTCTTGGGCTTGCCGTAGATCGCCCGCAGTTGCTTGTCCTCTGGCGTACCCTCAAACGCCGTGGCGTTGCCGGGGTACAGGTTTAGCGTTGTGCGGTCAAAATCGATGTAGTAGTAATCCGCAATGCGGATCGTGTCCTCATTGAGCCAGTTGCTGATCGACTGATCGCCCACGCCCAGCGACTGCAAAGTGGTGATGGGCGATGCGTCTGGGTACATCCGCTCAAACTCGGCCTTGGTCACATCTTCAGTGACAAAGCACCACTTGGCATCCGCACCGGTTGGGTCTTGAATGGTTGGATCCATGTAAACCGAAAAGGAGTTACGTACACGGCCAATTTTGATGTCTTGATCGAACGTGTTGTCGTCGCAATACTCAGTCAGCAGGCGAAGGTAACCTTCGCCGTAAGAAACTTGGTTTTCGCAGGCAGTGTCGTAAGCCACATCGGCGTCGCTGATGTATTCAATGTGCCGAATCATGCCGTTGAAAATGTCGGCCACTTCCACGTCGGCGTTATCGTCCACCGGGATGACCTTGGCGCCGGGTCGGTTCTGGCGCTGGTCATTGGTGACCTGGCGCACATGCTGGGGCAGCTTGTTGATCGTGAGACACGGGCGGGCGTTGATCGTCTGACCCTGCACCGCACCACGGGTGGCCAGCACATCGGCGGGCCACTGCCAGTGGTTGTCAGGCGAGCCGGCGTAAAAACGCAGGTCGTCGATCTCATCCTCGCGGCTTTCAGATAGCGCGGACACCGCCAGATCAAGCCTGGCACGGGCTGTGGCCAGGATGTCAGACGCGCTCTTCTTAGGTTTACCGCCTTCGGCCACTGCGCCAGCAGCCGCAATGCCTGTGTAATCTGCCATTATTTGATCTTGCTAAGGACTTTGTTCACCGTCGCCTTGACATTGTTGCCCGATGGAATCGTGGCATGACAGTTGGCAGTGGGTGAATAAGTCTCTTTGTTGCGTGCTGGCATGCCAGCGCCCGACATTTTGGGTTCGCGGCTGTTCAGTTTAGCGATGGGGGCAAGGGTCTTGCTCATTTCTTTCCTTTCGGGGCTGCACGTTTGACTGCATACGCGATTGCCACGGCCTGCTTGACGGGCTTGCCCGCTTTGACCTCGGCCTTGACGTTTTTGCGGAATGCTTCGGGGGATTTAGACTTAACAAGTGGCATGTTACTTCTTCTTTGCAGTTTTGGCTGAATCTTTGAAGTCTTTGGCCGTAGGCGCTGCCTTGCTGCCAACTTTGTTCATCTTCTCGCCAGAGCCCGCTTTGATACGTGCCTGTTTTGCGTGAATGTTGGCATACAAGCCGGGTTTGGTGGCCATATTAACACTTCCATCGTTTGAGTGACGCCTTGGCGCGTTCAGCATCGCCTTTGGCATGCTTGACTACGCCTTCCATGCGCGCGCAAAAACTGGCTTTGCGGCCAGCATCTGCTTTAGTCTTGGGGCTGGGTGCTGGCGCCTTGAGGTTGGAGCCCGTAGCGGCGTTGTATTTAGCGCGGCCCTTCTCAGTCAGACCCGCGCCCTTGGACACCGGCAACTTCTCGCCGCGACCAACTGAAAGAGATACGCTCTTCTTTTTCATGCGCCCATCCATCCAGTTGACACTGCGCTACCGTAGCTTCTAGCGGTGCGCTTGGGTTCAGCATACTCACGATGTGCCACTGGAAAGGCAAATGTGACGCAAATAGCGTCAGCAGCGTCGGGTGAGGCAAGACCGCGAGCTTTCATTTCTTTTTTGCTTTCCAAGAAGATTGTTCCCCGTGAATCAGGCTTCATCATAGGCGAAATCAAGTCCGTCTTCAAGAACCTGTCGTTGGGGATACTAGCAGATTTCAGCCATTCTCGCATATCTCCCCACATCTGCGCGCGCATATTACCGTACATGATCGGGTTTTTGGCTTTATTTCCAAAGTTTATGCCCTTGACCTTGTACCGCTGCTCTTTTAATCGATCGACAATACCCGC